CTAGGCGACGGGTTCGGCGCCCAGCGCAGTGGCGACCGTACTCACATCGCGGGTCAACTGCTCCAGCTCCTCCGGTGCAGCGTCATTTGCCGCCAGGCCGAAGAACCGGTAGAGCGCCTCTTTGGTCTCTTTTTTCATTCGTTTCAGTCCTTTCTCCGCCTTTCCGGCGGCGTGGTCTTTTATTGCAACACTGTGGCCCGCCCTGCCTCTCGGCACAACCGCCACGTGATTGCCCACCAGGTTTGTCTGCCGGTATCCGTCCAGGTATGGTTCAAACCTGCAATAATAGCCGCAGGAGACCTCCCTCAGCACGCCGCTTTCCACGTCGGAAGCCAGTCCGGGGTCCTTGATAATCAGGTCGGCCACGGTGTTGTCCCCATCCCGGCGCACATGCTCCAGGTGCCCCTTGGAGTAGGAAGCCTGGTTCTCCGCAGCCAGCATCTCCGCCGGGTGCCCCCTGGTGATGTCCTTTCCCTCCAGGCTGGCCAGTGCCGCCGGAGAGAACACGTCCTCCTCCAGGCGGTAGACGGTCACTGGCCGCTCCGGTTCTCCTTCCAGCCCCAGCTCTCCCGCCGTATACATCTGCGTGCCGGTCCGGTTGATCGGCACATCGTAGCAGATCAGGTATCCCTCCGGCGTCTTGACTAGGTGCTCCGAGATGTGGGAGCCATAGTACGCAACCGCCATCAGTCCACCCCCGGCACCATTGCGGCATAGTCCGCGTCCCGGCCGGTCTGCCGGGAGATCAGGGAGGAAATCAGCGCCACATGGTCGGTCTCGTCCTTGTTGATCTCCAGCAGCACCCCCAGATCCTCCCGCGGTGCCAGGGCCATACAGGCCAGATACAGCCGCGTGGCCTCGATCTCCTCGGCCAGCGCCCTTTGCAGCAGTTCCAGATAGGTCATGCCGTCACCTCACTTTGCAAATAAAAAAGGAGCCGGCAGGATTTCTCCTGTCAGCTCCATTCAGCTCTTCCCGCCCACCATTCAGGGCGTGGGAACAATATTCAGTTTCTTGCGGGATACCGTCTGCACCTTGATGGTTCCATCCTTGTCCAGCAGCAACTCCACCCGCAGTCCACGCTTGAGCGCGGCCTCAATGGCCCGTATCACTTGCTCTGTCATTTTCCTTCACTCCAAAATTCCCTGTTCCCTTAGCTGCCGCATGGATTCCCGGTACTTCCTATCCATCTCCTGTTCGGTCGCTTTCCGCTCAATCTCATCATCTGTGATACCATAAACCGTCGCCCAATCTTCGGGAGAATCCCCAATATCGGCATCATAGGCTCCCGGCTCATAGACCTCCACAATTGTGGCGATCCGGCCATCCTTAAGTAAAACAGATTCATATTGCTGATATTTTGCCATTTATATCTTCTCCATATGAGCTGTTACAAAGTGGGTTGTTCCATCCGGTCTGACATTCCAGGCAAGCAGTACATTCGCAGGGCTTCCTTTACGTCCATACAGGACAACCAACTGTTCATAACGCCTTCCATGAACATCCTCCCGTTTGAGTACAGAGGGATACCTTGTTGCTGCATCCAGAATTTCTTCCCGCATCTTTTCCCAGTTGTCTTTATTATAGCCTAAGCGGGACGAAAATGCATCCCCCTTTGGATACCCGTCTCTGCTTTCCGGGTTAAAAAAATACCCTGTAAATTTGGCGTCTGCGGCGCTGGCTTTGTCTGCTCCGGGAAGTGCCCGCTCTGGATGCTCCAAAAGCCCGGCCCTCCTGCGGTAATCCAATCGCCACAGACGGTACCGCTCTCCGTCCTCCCGCTTCTGATGCAGGAAGGTCTCAAATCTCCCGGGCACCCGGTTCCCCAGCGTCACCCGGTAGCGCTCCCACTGGCGGTAATCCGCCAGCCATTGGGCCCGGGCCCGCTCTTTTTTGCGGTAAGCCGCAATCTGGCTCTCCGACCGCGGGTCTCGGCTGAACAGGTTCTTGCGGGGGTTGGAGAAATCCTTTATTTTTTGGATCTCCTCATCTGTCCGGCCCGCCGCCGTCCAGGGCAGCAGCACATGGAGGCAGTTGGGGTGGATGTTGAGCCAGGTGTTGGCCAGTGTGTCCGGCCCCGCCGGGTCTACCTTCCCGAACGCCGCCGCCAGGGGTGGGAAGTCCGGGTCTGTGCCGCTACGGGAGTATACCCGGCCCTCGTAGGGCGCGCACAGCGCACAGGTGGTGCCGTGGCTGGATATCATGTATAGGTCGTGCTCCGGGTCCGCGGTGAGCACCGCCAGCACCTCCGCCTGCCGGGAGGTGGTGCGGGAGACCATCGTGCAGTAAGTATGCAGGCTCCAGTCCCGGCCCGCCTTGTCAGTAAAGGCCCGGACGCCCTCCCGCCGGAGCGCCTGCACAAAGGCGGGCACTGAGGCGTTCACGCCGCGTCCTGCGGCCTGTTGCGCCGCCACCTGTTCCAGCCCCACCCGGCGGTATACATCCGGCTCCACACGGCCAATCAGGGCGGATTGCAGGGTAGCCATCACAGTCATGGAGGCGTCGGTAATCTCCCCCATCAAGTTTGCCGCCAGCCGGTCCACAATGGCATGCTGCTCACCCGTGAGCACGGCCGCGTTGGCGTAGCCTGCGGCGTGCTTGGCCGCCGTCTCCGGCACCTCCAGGGCCTTCCGGGCCTCTGGCACCCGGACATAGAACTGCTTTTCAATCATCTTTGGGACGTATTCCCAGCAGTCTGATTCCATCTGCCGGAGGATGGCCTGCACCCGCTCCAGGGCGGCCACAGCGTGGTAATCCACCAGGCCCTGGGAGCGAAGCCGCCCAATCTCGTTGATGATGGCGGTCTCCGCTCTTAGATAGATGGAGACGAGCGTTTCCAGCTCTTTCTCATTCGGCGCCCGATTCAGCGTTGGCATAGAGTATCACCAGAACTTAGAAAGGACTGTTCCCGCAATCTCACCAGCCGGCCCAAGAAATTCCGTCACTCGCTTCATGGTGGAGTTTTCTTCCAGGTATTCAATGCCCGCAGGAGTGATTTTTAGGCCGCTGGTTTCCTTGAACTGAACAGGGCTCCCAATTCTCCGGACTTCTGCAATCCCCTCGATGTATCCATCTGCCAGCAGATGGGCCAGCATGTAGGTGAAGTATTCCTCGTGGACTGGGAAGTCCTTTGTGTTGGGGGCCAGCAGATTCCAGTCAGGGGCTATATTCTGTTTCAGGCATTTATACAGATAACGCAGGAATTTATTGACTAACACAAAGTAATCGTCTTTCGCCATGCTTATTCCCTCTCGTTGTCTTCCCAAATATCTTCCTGCCCTGGCGGGCAGTCGCCAGTATTATCAGAAAAATAATGATACAGCTCTTGTGTGGTAGCATTCGGATTTCTTTTTATATATTGCATCATTAAATCTTCCACGCCAAATGCTTCTATCGCTTCAACAAACCACTCTAAATCTTCTTCCAAAAAAGATTCAATTCTTGATTCCTCTTCATGGACAAAGGGCCGCAGGGCCGCTATTAACTGATAATGTCCATTCTCCCCCATAATACAAGCGTCACTCCTTCCAGGACTTTTTAACGATCACACTTCCGCTACCATCCGCCTCAAGCCAATACCGCTTGCCCTTATAGCTGACTTGACCTTGTTGCCCCGTTTTGGCTCCCGGATATTTGGTATTGAACTCACCCCGCAGAATACCGAAGGTCTTGGCTGAGACGGTTTTCCCCCGCTTGTTCGCCCTCTTTGACGGCGCGTACTTTGTTTTCCCAATTTTACTATTTCCGCCGCCGCTTGTCCATCTCCCTTTTTTATCCCTTGGCTGGCTGGGCGAATAATCCCATGTCAGCGCGTCCTGCGCGGCCCCCTCAAAAGGGGCGGATATCTCCCCTCCGTACCCCAGCCCTGCCAATGGATCCCGCAGGGCGGTCACATCCTGGTAGGTTTTCCCGGTGTTGGCCGCGATCTCCTCTTCGGAAATACTGTCAAACATCCCGGTCTCGTCCGCCAGCTTCTTGAGCTCCCTCTGAGCCGTGTCCGCCCGGAACAGGCCCGCCTGAAAGGTATCCCGGATGGCCTGGGCCTTTTTCAGCGCGATCTCCGCCACCTCGGCCGCCGTGGGAGTCCACAGGGGCGGGAAAGTGATGTCCAGCCCGTCGGGTACCGCCCCCCAGGCTGACATGGCCAGGACCGGCAGCAGCTTTTCCAGAATGGGCCGAAGCTTGGCCTCCCGCAGCGTGTCCACGTAGTCATAGTAGTTCCGAAGGTCGCTCTCCCCGGTGGCGTTCATCCCCGCCGGGGAGCGTCCGAACAGCTTGGTCACCGGAATCCGGGACGCGCCGGACAGGTCGAGGCACATGGAGTCGTAGACCTCCTGGAGCCCGGTGAAGGTGTACTGGGTATTCTTAATCTGGTCACCCCGGTTGACCAACTGCATGCCGAAATTGGACTTCATCACGCTTTGGGCCTGCATCACATTCCAGAACCGCCTCTGCTGCTCCCCGGACGTAACGGAAAAGAGCTGGTCCAGGTTCTGCACCTCCATGGTGTCCACGTTGGCCCGGAAGGTGAGCGCGGCCATGTTGGCGGCCACGTTGTCATGCTTAACCACATCATTGTATAGGGCCTCCACCTCGGACTCTCCCCAGTACAGCTCCGCCACCCGCTCCAGGAAGGGCAGGTCGCGGCCGGTGAACCGCACCAGCCTTGAGTGGTGCACCTTCGCCACCGTGTTCCCCCTGGCGTCGGTGATGGAGTAATAGGCGGGCACCGGCTCTCCGCCCTCGAATACCAGCTCCATACCGGGTACCACGCCCTGCCAGCGGTCGAGTATGTAAAGCCCTTGGAAGGTACCGGGGTAAATGCTCTCCAGCTCCAGTGGCTGGCCCAGCATCCCCTCCTGTCCGCGGATCATGATAAGTCCGGCGGCGCCTCCGTACAGCCTGCCCCACCGCAGTCCCTCGTTGACCCGCTCCCGGAGCGCCGTCACGCGCTGAACGCGATCCAGTTCCTTCAGGTGCTCCGGCCCCACCGCTCCGGCGGGAGCGAACCACTTCTTTGTCATGTCGTCCGGGATGATGCCCACCACGTTCTGTACTACCCAGTTGTCCCGGTAGAGGGAGTTGAGCAGGGCGTAGTTGTCCGTCATCCGGGTCAGCGGATACTCTGTGGCCTCCAGCGGCGACTGGGAGCCATAGCCCAGCCGGAACAGCGGGTTGGAAAATGCGTCTTGTACGCTCACCGCCTCGGTATTTGGTTGTGCGCCCCTGGGGCGGCTTTTATTGCGTCTGGACACTTACTCGAACCTCCAGTCCGGCAGTGAATTGATGTAATAGCGCAGGGCGTCCGGCCCGTGGTCCCGCTCCTTCAGGGGCTTCTCATCCCCCCGCTGGCCCGCCTTCTCGTCCCACAAATAGGTGCCCAGTTCGTCCAGCAGGCCGGCACAGGCTTCACTGACCAGAATTTTTCTGCGGTGAAACAGGCTTCCGGTCTTGCGTATGCCGTCCAGCACCTCATTTTCCGCAGGGATGACATACACCCCCCGCCGCCTCAGTTCCTCGATAAACGAGGCCGCCGAGGGATCTACGATCACCGCGCACCATTCCCTGCCCAGAAAGTCCAGAAGGTCGTCGGCATACTCCTGGTCGGTCTTCTGCCGGCGCTCCTTCCGGCTGTCCCAGCGGTACTCCCTGTCCACCCGGATCACTCCATCGTGGTCATAGATGTCCAGAAACACCGTAGGGTTGGCGGTACCGTAGTCACAGGCCACGGTTCTCTGGGAAACCCATTCCAGATCCACCGGGCGTTCCTGCGTCCGGTAGACATTCTCTGTCTGGTCAAACATGTCGTAGATAAGCCCCTCCGACATGACCCACAGGCCCAGAATGTACCGCTGGTAGAACACCCCGGCATAATACATGCTCCGGTATCTGGCCCGGGTGGCCTCGTCCAGCGCCGGGTTGTCCTCCATGGTGAAGTGCAGATGGAGGGCCTTGTGCTCCTCCGCCTTTAGAATCCACTCCTGCCGGAACCAGTGCTGCGGCCCCTCCGGGTTGCAGTTGAACCATAGCTTTGCCCCTGTCACGGAGCACCGGGCCATGGCCTGTTCCACAAAAGAGCGGGGCATCAGGGCCACCTCGTCCAGCAAAACCCCCGCCAGGGTGATACCCTGAATCAGCGTGTAGGAGCTCTCGTCCTTGCCGCCGAACAGGTAGAAGCGGTTCTCCCGCACCCCACGCCGGGCCGTAATTACATGGCCGGAGCGGCTGTAGGAAATGGTGAAGTTCTGCCGCAAATACTGCACCGCCAGAAGCGGCGTCACAATGTTGCGCTCCACCGCCCCTACCGACTTCCCACAGAGTGCAAACGCGCAGCCGTTGAAACGCCCCATTGCCCACAGGAAGAAGGACAACGACATGACTGAGGTTTTTCCCGACCGCACCGCGCCGTCACAGATGAGCGCATCATAGCACTGGTATGGGAAACGCAGAATCTCCCTCTGCTTTTCAGAGAAGCCCATTTCCCATCTCCTCTTTCAGCGACGCGGTGATCGGATCGTCGTCCATGTCCTGCATACCGCCGGCGCCCCCCGCCCCCCACTCCCCCCAGCAG